TTGTGGTAATCGATGCCTCGGGCACTCGGTCGCTGGGGGGCGGCCGCAGGTGTCGGCGGGCGCGGCGGGTCGTTCGGGTACTGACCACCCTGGGGGTGACCACCTTCGGGGTGGTCGGCTGGGCCACCCGGTGTGCCGATCCCACTGGGCATCCGCCTTGGCCGGATCGATGCTGCCATCGGGTTCAGGATGAATGCGGCCCGAGGCAATCGCCTTCTGGACGGCGGACAGCGCCACACCGCGATGCCGGGCGTAGGCGCGCAAGCTCATGCTCATGGGAATCTCCAAGCAGTCGATGGCAGAGCGGGTGACCACCGACCACCTGACCACCTATTTTTTGAGTCTGACGCTAGGCAAGCGTCGCGCTGCGCGCGGCCCCCGCGCTTCAGATGGCCCGGGAGGACCCGTTAATCGCCGCCAGAGGCGCGATTGAAGCTCTGGCAATACTCGGGGAAGGCCGCAGCGAAAAGTCGCTCAAAACGCTTCCTATCGCGTTTTAGCGCTATCGACTTTCAGTCTTCCGACGCGCTGATCATCCCTTCGTCAGTTCTTTCCGCAGCGCCCGATCCATCTGCCGGTAGTACTCCTTCAGCGCCACGCTGCGTACCGTGTCGGCCATGCCAAAGCGCGGCTCGACATTCTGTTGTTTGCGCAGCAGGTACAAGGCCAGGATGCGTTTCTCGTCCCGGCGCTCGAACACGCTACCTGCCCGATAGAAGACGTTCTTCTTCGCCAGCAGCTGGCCCGGCCACTGGCTCTTGGGGATAACGCGGGTCTGGGCGGTCTGCGCCATCGGCCCGACCGGAATCGCCAGCTTGCCGCTCTTGGTGCCACCGGTTTCCTGCAGCGCCATGAAGCGGTCGCGCGACCAGACATCGGCCATCAGCGTGCGAGGCTTGGCTGGCGTCACGCCAATGCCTCGGCTGACCCATGGCCTGCGCAGGTTGAAGCGCTCGGGTAGGCCGTCGCGCACGGCGTCGCGGGCATCGAAGGCGGTGCGGGTCAGGGCCTTGGCGGCAGCATCCGGGATGCGCTGCTGGGCCAGATCCGAGAGGTGCTCAGTCGCTTTGGCCACATCGGCGGTGACATCAAGTTTCAGCATCGGCGGACTTCCGGCGGCGAGGAGTGGCTGGCGCTTCGGTGTTTGCAACAGGCTCGGCAGCGATGCCGGCCTGGCGTTCCAGAATCTGTTGGGCGGTGGCTGCATCGACCTCGACCGTCAGGCCAGGGACGAACGAGCGCGTGCCACCGTCGCCGGTGAGAACCACCGGACGGGTGATGAGGAGTTTCATGGGGGAGTCTCCAGCGCTGGGCAGAGAGGCGAACGCCAGGCCCAGAAAGCACAACGCCCACCGGAACGAATCGGGTGGGCGCAGTTATCAGCAGTACGGGATTACTGTACCTTGTATGTACAAAGATTCAACTAGGTTTTGGCGTCAGGAGCAAAATTTTTTCACCTCGACCAGTGGCCGCCAGATAAAACCGCAGCACCTTGGGGGGCGTCAGACGCGAGTCCTCCAGACCCTTACAGATCCGCGCAAACACCGTGGAGTCCATTGGATTTTGCGGTACGAGTTTGCCGTCCTTGACGCCACGCAGCACTTTTTCAGCCTCTTCGATCCGGGCTTTCTGGTAGACAACGAAGCTGTTTCTTTTCACAAACGGATGATCGCCTGGGTAGAGAATGCACGCAGGGTCGTGAGGCAGACCTGCCTTGATACTGGAGAGAGAAACCATCAAGACGGCCTTGACCCCAGCCTCGGCATCGGCATCGGCAGGGTCTGTCAGCAGAATGAATAAGTGTTTCCGGTCGGGATCGTTCTCAGGCCCAGAAGGAACCAGCAACGTCGCCCGCCTGAGCGGGAGAAACAGGCTCATAAAGTCGCAAAAAGCCTGTCGATCTCTTGTTCTGCTTGAATTTGGGCCGAGAGTTCTTTGGCGGCAGCAGCATCAAAACCCACTGCGCGAGCCAACCGCTCAAACGCAATCGGATTGGACGATCCTCGGGGGTCTTCCCACTCGGCGCAATGATCGTGGGTCCAGTCCCGGATCTCCCATTTGCCCATCGCACCGAATTGCTGCCAAACCGAGCGCAACACTTCGAGTTCAGCCGGAGCGAGCTCATCTAGGTCTTCTGGATTCAGTGGCTGACGCAGGGAAAGCTCGTGATTTTCCTTGTCAGAAATCCAAGCCTCCCATCCTCCTGGGCACGACTCAACGTCGCCATCCATGAGATTGAGCGTCATCGATAAAACAGGGCCATGGGGCATCGATACCATCCGATCCCCTGAAATCGGAAAGCCAAAACTGCGCACGGCCTCGCGATCAGCCAAGTACAAGAGCTTCATCAGCTTCAAGTGCGACATACGGCTTTCTGGGTTCTGTCCCAAAAAGAACGCTGCCATTTGAGCTGCTTTACGCTCGTTGAACATTTGTATCGACTCCGTATGATCCTGACAACAAGGCCCTCGGGTGACTTCCACCTTTTAAAGATGAAAGCCCATGACCGAGGGCACTACATTTGAGTTGCCTCTTTACAAGGCTACGCTTTTGTATTATCCGCCAGCAGCAGGGGCTTGTCCAACCCTCCCTGCGATCCGCCCGCGAGATCGATCGTAGCCGTAGTACCGGGCCAACATCCCCAGTCCGGCGATCAGGATGCCCTTGGCCTCGTGCAGGGAAATCGCCTTACCCGCCCAACCTTGGCGCAGCGCCCACTCCCGAACTGACTGCCCCAGCCCGGCCACAAACCACAGCGCCGATCCCGCCGGAGAGCCACTGCCACCCACCGCCTCCAGTGCATCCCGCACTGCCCGGGCGGCACTGGCATTCCTCTCGACCATCATCTGCCCAGGCGCTGTCCCGCCCGGCAGACCATCGAGCTTGGGACTGGCCACGCCACTGGCAAAGGCCCGGGCAAAATCCTGCGAGAACTGTTGGCCGGCATCGTGCATGGCACCGGTGATGCTGCCGTTTCGGAGCATCAGCGCCAGCGTATCCACGGTGCGGTAGTGGTCGACCGGCTTCTGGTCATCGTCCTCCTCGCACACATAGCGGATCACGCTGCCGTCCGGGCGGATGTGCTCCTCTCCGATGCGCGGCTTCTTCTCGGCCCTGGCTCGGGCGCGTTGCGTCTTCTTGGTCATGGCCGCACCTCCCCGAGTTGCCCGAGGGTCGCCAGCGCACCATCGCGGCTGCGCTGCAGCGTGACGGACTTGCCTGTGGTCGCTACCACCGTCCAGGTCTCGCCATCGCCCCGGTCGATCACCTCACCTTCGCACCAGGGGCGGCGCTGTTTCGTCGTTGCCGTGCGGGCGCCGTAGAGCCGCGTGGCGATGCCGGTCAGGAACTGGCGGTCCCAGTCGTCGTAGAGGTCGGCCAGCGGAATCACCACGATGCCTTGCTTGTGCCAGGCGGCGGCACGCATGGCACGCAGTTCGTCGCTGCTGGCTGGAGATTGCGGCATCAGGCGCCCGAGAGCGCAGCGGATAGAAGTGGTTTGGGTTCTCATGACAGGTCTCCTTGCGGCACGGCAGCCGGGATGAGCGTGGCCGGTGCGTTTTGATCGAGGGGTTGCTTTGCGGCAGATGCCTTCTTGCCAATACGTCGCCAGTGCAGTTTCTCGTCGGCGAGATAACCCGCCTTCCGGGCAACCAGGCGCACGAAGTCCGGATTCAGGCCGACCCAGTCACACCAGTGAATGACTTCGTCGCCCAGGATGAAGCGCCGGGCTTCGCGCCGTTCGCGGTGCAGGTCTCGCGACAGGCAATCGCCAATGGCACGCACGATGACGGCCACGGCCAGCCGCGACTCGGGGCAGCGGGTGAAGGTGTGGCGGTTCAACATCCGTTCGATGGGTTGCAGGCCGACCAGCGGCTTTGGCGGACACCAGCGCTGGTGCTTGTCCTGGCGCTGACCGCGCTTCGTGGTTTTGGGGGGTGTTTTCATTGGGCACCTCCCGCGATCTGCGTCTTGGGCGGCAGGTAGCCGTAGAGGCGGACATAGCGCTGCAGGCGCAGCAGTTCTTCGCGCCGGGCATGAAAGCGCTGGGCGTTCTCACCGGCGACATCGGCTTGTGCCTGGCGGTTGATGGCTTGCACGTTGGCCGTGCGCAGATTGATCGCCAGCGGATACTCGGGCTTCGGTGCGGGCACTGCTGCCTGGTTGCGGGCGTGAAGCGCCTTCTCGCACTCGATGAAGTAGCGGCGTGCCTGCCGACCCTTGGGCGTGCGTTCGACCATGGCGAGTTCCTTGGCCATGTCGAGGGTCAGGAGGTAAACCGCACGATCAACCGCACGCAATCCTCCCTGATGAGGGACTTGCTCCCCCGTTTGGGTGAGCAAGTAGTCCTGGTTTTCAACAAACCCGTACTGACGGATGCGCAACTTGATCCAGGTCGTGAAATCCTTCCCCACCCCCAGGAAGTCATGCAACAGCCGTGCATCCACGAGTTGCGTGGTCTGCCCGCCGATTTCGCCCGGGGTCACGGTCATCAAGGTCGTGGTGTTCATTGCACACCTCCCTGATCCAGCGCCCAAGCCAGCAAAGCCAAGGCATCCGCTTCGTTGTCGTCGCTGGGCTTGAAACCCGCAGCACGCATGGCGGCGATCACCTCGCCCTTGCCGGCATTGCCTTTACCGGTCGCGTACTTCTTGATCGTCGCGCTATGCACGGCGCTGTGCTCGAGGCCATGCTCGGCGCACCAGGCCTGCACGGTGGCGACACAGCCCACGGCGTATTCGGTGGCAGCCCCACCCCGGTGGTGCGCCTGCTCGTAGAACACGGCGGCCAGATCGGGATAGGCGGCATGGACTTCCTGCAGCCGGGCACGCAGGCGGATATAGCGCATGCCGGGTGATTCGCCCCGGCGCGGGGTGATGTCCCAGACGCCTGAGCAGATGTCGCCGTCTTTGCCGATGGCCCAGCCACAGCGCGAACCCATGTCCAGCGCCAGAATGCTCGGTGTGCCAAGGCCGGTCGGGATGCTGCGCGGCAGCGCCGGATGGGGCGGTTGCGGCAAATTTGCCGGGAGCGAGACTGATCTCGCCGATAAGGTTTTGAGGGTTGCGATCACGGTTGATCCTCCAAGGAACGCGTTAGCGACCTGGAGGAGCGTGATCACAGACCGGGTCAGGGTCGGTGCCGCTCCCTCATGTCCAAAATACTGAGGTACGGGTAAAACAACAGCTGCAGGATTGGGCTGCAGCGGGTTGGCAACAGGGGGCTGCTGCCGGGTCAAACGATCCTTCAATACAAACTTCTTTCTTCCCTAGATGCCCCCCGCCAGAGTTGGTATTACTTCATTAGATATATATTTCATTACTAGATACCCTCTCTTCCAGAGAGGCTGTCTACCCCCTCTGGGGGGTGTCTCTCTCTGTGTACACCCAGGGTATGTGGGATTGAAATAAGGGGGGAAGTGATAAAAGCCGATCTCACCCAACGACCTCCGGCACGAGCTTGATCCACTGCGTCGGCCGCCCCTTGCTCTGCAGCATGATCGTCTCGATCAGCTGCGCCTCGGCCAAGGTTTTCAGGACGCCTTCGCGCTGGCGGTGATCGAGAAACTGCGTGCGACGGGTGAACTCGCTCCGCGACATGCCGGCCTGGCCCGCATCGCGCAGAATCTGCAGCGCCCGTTTGTGCTGCGACTCTATCGGGTTCTCCGACACCCGTGCAGTCACCTCCCGAATCGTCGATTCGGCACAGTGCTGCGAGAGCAGGATGCCCCAGCGTGCATCGTCCTCCCCAATCTGCGGATCGACGGGATCACGCGATACCGCGCGGATCAAGGCGAGCTTGCTGGCGTTTTCTTCGATACGCGCCAGGATCGACGAGAACCCGCTGCCGCGTGCCGTGCGCAAGCGCCCGACCAGCGTTTGATCCAGCTGCTGGAAGGCTCGCCGTGCTTCCAGTGTCATCGGCACCACCCGGGGCTCGACCTGCACTTCATCCACCGCACCAACGTCGGCCAGATTGCCGTTCAGCTTGCCACCGCCCTGGTGAATCAGGATCAACTGGTCAATCAAGGCCTGCGGCGGCTCAATCACCCCGAAGACTTCATTGCTGTCCGGAAAGTCCTCCTCGCTCTCCAGAATCAGAAAGCGCGCCAGTGACCCGTCTGCCACGTTGGCCGCTTGCAGCGCCTGCCAAAAATGCAGCGGCGTCGTGGTGCCGTAGATACAGGCACAGGGCTGATGAATGGCGCGATGGGCGGTGTTGTCCTGGTTGCTGGCGAACTCCACGCCAAAGTAAGTGGTGCCCGAGGTGGTGTAGAGCTCGGTCATCAGATCGAGAATTTCGCTGATGTAGCGTGGCGAGCGTTTGCGGTCGGCGGCGGCTGACAGGAGCATGCCGAACTCGTCCAACTGGAACAGCGTGGCCGGCTGGCGCTGGATCGCAGTCAAAAGCCCCGAACCCGAGGCGATCTTGTTGCCACCCAGGTACTGCAGCAGATTCGCTTTGCGGAACAGCTCGTTGATCACCACCCGGCTGTGATTCTTGCCGGCACCACTCTCGGCGATGCCCACCACATAGAGGTTTGAGCGCGTATTGCTCTCGGTGCGGTACTTGCGCCCCATCAGCGCACCGACGGCACAGAGACTCGCCCCCAGGGCCAGCACCGGTTGCGGGCGTTTGGCGGTGGTGACCATCAAGTGCATCATCTCGGCGATGACGCCGCCGACCTGATCCCAGCCTGTCGGCAGGGGCATCGGTGGAGGGAGCGACGCAGCCGCTGCCACCGAGCCGCTGGGTTCGCTGACCTGCAAGGCTTCCAGCAGTGCCCGTGCCGGATGCTGCCCATCGCTGACGATCTCACCATTGAGCTGCAGATCAGCGGCAGGCATCCAGCGATTGTCCAGCGCCAACTTGTAGAGTGTCCCTGCCCCGATGCGCTGTGGCGCAAAGCTGCGCCAGGCTTTGGCGGTGGTTTTGGGTTCATGCTTTTGCGAACTGGCTGACCAGGCTTCGAACAGCGGCCAGCCGGCATCGCCCAATGCGCCCTTGATCGCCATGCCGATACGCACCCAGCTGTTGTAGTCGAGATCGGGATTGGCGATACAGGTCAGCGCATCGGCCACCGCCGCATAGGTGCCGCGCTGCTCGGGCAGGTTGGCGCACTCTCCGGCGGCCCGGTGGCCGGCGCACAGACTCTTCGGGCGAAGGCTTTGCGGAATCAGCGCGTAGGCTTCCTGGGCAAACTCCCGGGCTTGCGCTTCGGTGATCGCCGGCAAGTCGCTCAGCGGCAGATCGGCCAGCGTATCGACCGGCCAATCGTAGGGCTTTCGCGTATCGGGGTGGATGCCGTAGGCGATGAATTGCTGCCCCTGGCCCAGGACTTCGATGGGCGGATACTTGAAGCCGGCAAAGGGCTGTACCGCCCGATAGACCAGGAGGCGTTTTGGGGCACGGCCAATGCGCACGGCCGTCGTCTCGCCCAGCATCTGCTTGGCCAGCCCCTCGATCTTGGCGGCTATGTCGGCGTCGAGCACATCGATGTCGATGCCGATCACCCGGCCCGCAGCGATACCGACACCGGCACCGGGCCAGTTCCCCCAGAGATCGACCTCGATCTCGGTGGTCTCGCGCTCGCAATGGCGGCTCCAGTCTGGATAGTCGTGCCAGTTGCCCAGGGAGCACACACCCGGCTTCTTGGTGCCGGGCTGGATCGGCAGAAACGGGTAACCCCGATCCCGCAGGAGCGCCCCGACTTGAGCGACGTAGTTGGTGGCGGAGGGGCTGGTCGTTGTTGTGTTGGTCATCATGGCTCCTCAGAACGGCGGATCGGCGTCATAGGCGGCACGCAGGTGATCCTGGAAGGCCGTGACGATCACGTCGACCAGGGTGGCCCACTCCTTGGCGGTGAACTGGGCAAGGTCAGTTTTGGCGAGGGACTCGATGTAACTGCCGCCCTCGGCACCGGCGGCAGCCAGTGCATTCATTTCGTGTTCGTTGGGATCGATCATTGCTGCAATCTCCTGTAAGTAGGCGCTTACGCAAAGCGCGCGCCGACGATTTCGGTGTAACGGCCCTGGGCGCGGACGGCGATCTGCGCTGGACTGCGTAGCCGGTCGGTCAGCCGCAAGGCATCGGCGATGTTGTGTGGCACCGGCAGACCTGGCGCACGCTGCGCCCACCAGGTCACCGCCTTCTGCCGCGCATAGCCTGAATGCTCGAGACAGACCCACTCGCTGTGCTGGGTGAGACCGCTCCAGTAATCGACCCGCAAGGACGGCGGTTTGCCCGGCTTCTCATGGCGGGCATAGCTCACCTCGGTCACCGGCACCCACTGCGGTTTCGGATTGCTCACCACATCGAGCGTGCTGGCCTTCGCTTCGAGTTTGGGCTGCGGCGGTGGAAAGGCATGACCGCAGTCCGGGCAGGTACGTACCGAGGCGTGCACCAAGCTGTGGCAAGCCGGACAAGCCTTCACTGGCGCCTCACCTTCGCCTTTGCCCGGGCGCTTGGGATTGATCGCGTCAATCGGCCCATGGCGTTTGACGTTGCCGGCGAAGTCGAGCACCAGGCAGTTCTGCTTGCCGTCGGCCAGCCGGCAGCCGCGACCGACGATCTGCACGTAGAGACCAGCGGATTGGGTCGGGCGCAGCATGGCGATCAGATCGACGGCCGGGGCGTTGAAACCCGTGGTCAGCACGTTGGCGTTGGTGAGGCAGCGAATCTGGCCGGCTTTGAAGGCGGCAATGATCGCTTCGCGCTCGGTGCTGGGGGTGTCGCCGACGATGGTGGCGCAGGTAATGCCCCGGGTGCGGATCGCATCGCGCACATGAAAGGCATGATCGACGCCGGCGCAGAACACCAGCCAACTCTGGCGATCCTGACCATAGGCGAGGATTTCTTCCACCGCACCCAGTGTGATGGCCTCCTGGTCGACCGCCGCTTCGAGGTCTTTGGCGATGAACTCGCCACCGCGCATGCCGACGCGACTGACATCGAGTTCGGTGTCCATACGCTTGGAGATCAGCGGGGCCAGATAGCCGTTGTCGATCAGCGTGCGTACCGAGACCTCGAAGGCGATGTCGGTGAAGATGGCGTCTTCGCCCTCGTGCAGTCGCCCGGAGTCCAGCCGGTACGGCGTGGCCGTAAAACCGATCACCTTCAAGAGCGGGTTGATCTGCTTCAAGCCATCGAGAAAGCGCCGGTACATCGTGTTCGAGGCCCGTGGAATCAGATGCGCCTCGTGGATCAGCACCAGATCGCAATGACCCACTTCCGCCACCCGGGCATGGATGGACTGGATGCCAGCGAACAGGATACGGGCAGCGATATCGCGCTGTTTCAGGCCAGCCGAGTAGATGCCAGCCGGGGCCTCGGGCCACAGGCGTTTCAGTTCGGCGTGGTTCTGCTCGATCAGTTCGCGGACATGGGTGACGATCAGGATGCGCTGCTCGGGCCAGGCCTTGAGTACGCCTTCGATGAAGGCGGCCATGACAAGCGATTTCCCGCCCGCCGTGGGGATGATGACCAATGGATTTCCGGCCTGTTCGGCGAAGTAGTCGTAGATGCCCTGGATGGCAGCCGATTGGTAGGAACGCAGGGTCAGCATGCTGTGCCCTCCCCGTGGCTGACCTTGTCGATGCCCGTATCGCGCCAGCGCAGTCCCTCGCCAAACAGGTACTCCACCCAACCTTCCCCGGCGTCGACCTGCTCGCCCGGCACCAGGGCTGGCAAATACAGATGCTGCGCACAGGCGGTGCGTTGTTCGGCGTCGCTGATCGGCCGCTGATGGGCGGTGCAATGCCAGCCGCCCTCGACTGGCGCTGAGTGCAGGCAGGTGCGGCAGTTGATCTCGGCCGCCGTTTGCCCATGGCAGACTGGGGCGTGTTCGCACCAGCGGCACAGATACCAGGCCGGATCATTGCTGATGCGATCGGGCGGCAAGCTCGCCTGAATCACCCGCTGCGCCTTGTCGAGCAGCCCTTGGGCGAATACGGGATCGTGCTCGATGCGCTCGACATGGAGTTCGTCGGTGTCCTTGCACACCGCCAGATACATGGCCCGGGTGAGTCCGGTCAGGTGCAGGTAGATTTGCATCTGCGCTAAATGTTGCGGTTTGCTCTCGCGCACGCCTTTGGCGACGAGTTCCCTGAAACTCTTGGCCGAATGCGTCTTGAATTCCAGGACGTGCCAGGTCTTCGGCGCTTCGAGGAGACCCAGGGCAATGCCATCAAGCGAACCGCCAAAATGACCACCGTGGGCTTCGACGCGAATTTGCCGGCCGGTTTCGGGATCGACTTCGAGGACCGTCGCCCCGGTGCTTCTGAGATTCCTCACCAGCCGCGCTTCTTCCAGCTGGCCGGTTTCAAACAGGCGCAGCAGACGCCCCGGATGCTGGTGGCGGGTGGTCCAGCGAAAGTCGAACCACAGGGCGCGTTCGCAGTCCTTGCCGATCAAGGAGGCCCCGAGGTGCGGCCGAAAGCCGCTGCCGCTCTGGGCTTCGTAGGCGGCGAAGATGGCGTCGCGGGTTGGGCTGGGGAGGGTCGGTAACTCAGCCATGGGCCACCTCCTGCGTGTCATGGAGCTGACGGGCGCGTTGCAGGAGCTCGGTCCAGCGCGTGTCGTCGCACTCGGCGCGCATCGCGGCGATCAACGCATCCTTGAAGCGCTCGCGGCGGTGGCTGCCACAGTGCTGGGCCAGGGTGCTCAGGTGGGCAGTGAGGCGGGCGGATTCTGCTTGTTTCAGACGCAACGCCGTCTTGGTGCGATGAAACCAGTCGGCGTCCAGCGTCTGCCGGTTGGCCTGGCGGCGCAGATCGGCGGTGGAAATTTGCAGGCGGATTGCGGCGATCTCGCTGTGCAAGTGGGCCAGCCTCACCCGGCACCCTTCGAGGGTGTCGGGCAGGCCCGCCGTGGCCGAGGGAGAAATCATTTCGGTCATGGCGGATTCCTTTACGCTTGGCGTTTCCAGGGCAGACCAGCGCTGGCTGCGGGATTGGCTGGGGCAGTGGCAAAAGCGGGTGCGGTGGGGACGCTGCTGGCTCCTGGGGCAGCGGTAGTTGCCGGTGCGGCAGCGTTCCTCGGCAGATACCGGATCGAGTTCGATTCGCCGTACTGCCCCTTGGGCGGACGCACCGCACATCGGCGATCATCGGGATCAGGTGCAACTGCTCGGAGTCCTTGACCTGCATCTGG